ACTTGAACGACCGCCTGCTGAATTACACCTTGCTGCTCGTGATCTGATTCGGGGTTGCGGCCATATTGAACGACGATAATCTGCCGCATGTCCATTGCCTGTTCCGCCAATTCCTCCAGGATGTCGCCAACACTGTTTTTGAATGCTCGCTCTTGGTCGTACTCGAATGAATTCACGTCAGCGAGTACAGCGAACTGAATCTCAATCACACCCGTGGCGGCAAACGTCGGCCCCGAGCTTTCTGTTGTCAAAGCGAATAACTCAGACTCGCCACCCGGCGTACCGACAATTACATGTGGAAAAAGCGACTTCCATTCATCGGCAGTAAATGATTCGAGAGTCTCGCCATAGCCGACACGTGGGTCGCCGGCGATTGAATCGATGAAAAGATTGCCGGCACGGGCAGCTGCTGCGTCAGTGACACTGAGGAAAGATAAGAGCGACGAGCAGGCAACCAGAACAGTGACCATCAGGTCTTCTGATGACGTCCAGCAATTCGTGCCTGCAATTGTGGATACTGCCATCGGTCATTGGTCCAAATAGAATCCGCTTCTCCTCTTCGCCCGACCGACTTTGCGAATCAAGCGAAGCCTATGAAACGTCTTGGTCTTATTGCCAATTTGGTCAATCGACCACCGCTCGCCTTCAACGATCACTACCGCATTCGTCCACTCGCTTGCCAGCCCCTTCCACGACAAGCTGTCGTCAACAGCTAAGTCGATTTCCATCAGCAGCCGCTTGACTTCCGTGCCGTCCGCAGTGATCTCGTCGATCCCCTGGACATGCCTGATAATCGCATCGGCGTCTTGGACAACAGTCGTTTCGTGCGCGATGATGGTTACACTCGTGGGCGTGCCCATCGTGTTCATCAATGCCGGCGCCGCATGGGCGCCAAATAACGCGTCGAAATAACTGCTCATTCATCCAGGATTCCACCAGAAGGAGACTGTGCTGTCTTCACGACACTCTGCTGCGTCTGTTGGGTGACGTGTGGCGACCGAACGGGATTAGCAGTATCTGACGACTTAATTTGGCCGCCCAACAATCCATCGGCGATGTATCGCGGATCAATTGACAAGCCGCCAGCGTCATTCGTTGTAAGCGTCCCGAGTACCGTCCCCGGTTCTAGTCTTCCGCCGTTCATCGCAGGTACGGACTTTGTCAGTACCAACTCAAACTTTCCAGCCATTTCTGTCTCGCTAATAAGTGCTTGTGATGAATTCGCCGCAATTTGAATACTTGATTAGCTGCCGGTCTTGATGACGAACGCGAACGATTTGCGATCGAGTCTGCACCTCGTTGTAATCCTCAATAAACGCAGGCATCACGGACCCGTCGGCAGTCCAGTGCAACGTATGTCCGAGCCCGATTTCACGCATACTGCTCGTGCGAATCTGCTTGTAGACCAGAGCGCCGCTGCCCCAGATGTGTTGGGCCTCATACGCTACGGCTGGATTGCCGTTGTTTTTGTCTTCGGAAGCACCAGCAACATGGATATCGCCGATGTCAAGCACAGCAGCCACCTGAGCCCTCGTTAGGTCCCGCTGCAGCGCTTGGGTTCCAGAGCCTAATGCCATGACTTGCTGACGGATCTCGTCATTCCGTCGGAGTAAGTTCCATGACTTTTCGTTGATCACCATCGCGTCAGCAAAGACGCCGGTACGAAGCCAGACCTTGTACTTGGCGACCGCAATATCCTGGACGGGGGTCGATGCGGTTTTGTCCCACGTCAACGCGTTAGCCACGACTGCATTGTCGGCCTCCACATCACGGTATGTTCCAGCCAGTTGGTTGGACGCGTCATACGATGTAGGCGTGGTCACTGGAAACGTCGTAGTATTGAACAACGCCCGTGCAGTCCTTAACTCACGCTGAACCATTAGCCGATGAAGCGTCCATTCGGCAGTGACTACCTCATGCTCGAAGTGGTTGCGATAATGGGCAGCCTCATTCTCGTCAACCGTCCCCTCAAGGCCGTGCTCTTCCGTGTTGTAAGTCGCCTGAGTGAACGCGAGGTCGTCTCGCAGGTAGGCAGACTTTGGGGCCCGCTGTGCCGCGAATCCAGCAGCAACATTCCCGGCCGCGACTGGCGTTTTTGAAAGCTCTTTGACTTCAATCAAAGGGTAAGTTCCATGTGCTTCCATTACCGGCATCACCGGGAGCACACTCGTCGCTACCATCGCCTCCATGTTTGGCGACAACTCAAATTGAAAGAACGCCTCAGCGATATCGTTCCGCGCCCGTTCCGTTCCAGTTTTCGCGTACATCGTACAAATTCCCGATAAAGAGGTTGTGATTGCTTTTCAGAGCGGAATCACCTCCCCAATGTCAGAAATTAAGCAAGCGTTGGCTGAGCAAGGAAAACGATATCAGCGGCACCAACTGTTTCCACCGACGCATACCCTATCTTCTCACCAGCAGCGAACGTTTTTACCTTGCCGGCTGCGTCTTTCTCGAGTTCTGCACCAATTGCAATTGCTGCCGAAGATGTTAGGCGGATTTGCCCACTGTGCGTCAGCGGCAACACGCCGATAGTGTCACCTCGAGGACGGTCAGCCGCCAATGTTGGGATCGTGTCTTGCGAAACGCCAATCACGATACTTGTCGCCGTCGCATGCGTGGCCTCATTGTTCGAATCCAGCTGCATTAACCTATTACGAGTAACCCCAGTTCCCGGCGCGACACGGAAAGTCGAAGAACCCTGTGTTCCAATTGCACCCATCTCATTTGTTCCTTCATAATTGACTTGAAAGGGAGGCGCGACTGACTGTAGCCAGACATACAGCCAGCCGCGCGATTCCGCTCTGACTTACCGTTTCGGAGCGTATACAGGCCCCTTGGCATTCGTTTCGGCATATGCCTCATCGCGAAGCCCCGGATAGCGTGCGTTCACGCCGAACACGGCCTGCTTTTGCGCCTCGTGGGCGTTATAGCCGGCTGCTTTCAGTGAATCCCGCTCCTGCTCGACTTGCATCATCCAATACGAATGGGCGTTCCCAGGCCAGGTAGATTGATTAGGATCTTGAAGCACGGGATCATTTCCGGGCATCGCCGGTGCTTGTAAAGCCGGCTGCGCAACAAGCTGCGGTGCCTGCTGAATAGCCGGCGGCAAAGCAACCGGAGCTACCTGCTGCGCCGAACGTAATTGCAGAACCTCTGAAGCCATAAGCCCAATGAACGCCGTTTGTGCTTGCTGGACCGTCGCCTTTGCCTTCACTTGCGCCAAGATGAAATCAGCTGGCGCGTGTGGACAAGCTGCCTCGATATCTTCAATTGTCGCGAATTGACGTGGATCTGCTGGTGTCGCTGTAGGGACGGTAGGCACCGCCGCAACAACGGTAGGCGCTACGGGGTCCTGAACCGTAGGCGATAGGGCTGGTAAAGCCGGCGTAGCTACGGCTGCTGGCTGTAACGCTGGCTGTCCTTGTGGCGTAACTTCGCTAACAGGCATCAAAGCCGGTCGCGAAACAGGAAGTGCCACGCCTGCGGGATTACCGCTTCCGTTCGATGCGTACATGGAAAAATGCCTTTGCTGTGGAGAAAACTTAACTAGACCTTCGATTGCTTCATCTAACGAACCAATCTCATCGATCAACCCTAAACGTGCGGCGTCTGCCGCGATATGAAGCCGACCGTCCGCGAGCTCGCGAACACGGTCAGCATCCATGTTTCTGCCTTTCGCAACCGCTTCGATGAACTGGTCATTCATCGAATCAATAAGCCCTTGCGAATACTGGATTGTCTCTTCAGTAATCGGGACGCCATCCATTCCAGCACCCTTCATTCCGCCACTCGTAAGAGGAATCGCCTTGACCCCCATTCGAGAAAACATTTCAGATGTATCATGCAACACCGACATCGTCCCAATGGAACCGATAAACGATGAATCGTTGCCAATGATCTTTCCTGTCTGGCTCGCAACCTCATAACCTGCTGACGCAAGTAAGTCCGCTGCGAACGAAAACGTCGGTTTTGCAGCCGACAAGTCTGCTACATCTTTCGCAAAGTCAAGGTTCCCCGACACTTGGCCACCCGGCGTGTCAAAGTACAACAAAACCTGCTCCGCCAAAGAATCATTTGCTACTTTCCGGATTTGCTCTCGAAGTTCCAGAGTCGACATTGTCCCGCCGCCGCCAAACTTCGACGTTGGGCCAACAATTGGAATAATTGCAGTCGATTCGCTGAACTTGTAGTCCGTAAGTGGTTTTGCAGCCTCTTCATGGAATGAAAGCTTAAATCCTTCAATAATGTGCCAAATATCAGCAGTATTCACTTTCTAGGACCCGCATCCTTCCATTTCAAGTCGATCATGAGTTTTTTTTCAAGAAGCAGGATTATTGCTGGATTGTTGGTTTTGGTCTGGCGATGGCTCACCCGCCAGCGCGGGACCCGTCAGTAGTTGCATCTGTGCGTTATCCGAAAGCGGGAGCGGCATTACCTCTCGCCACGTTACCGTTTCCTGCGGATTCTCTATCACATAAGGATGTCGATTCAATTCGGCTACGTGATCAAGCCCGCAGCGAATCGCTTCCGAACGGTCCTCACATGTCTCTCTGATAATTCGATCTAAGTCGCGATTGTGCCGCGATGCGATCCCGCGAGGACTGTCGAGAAGATTGCCGAGTTCCATGACTTCGGCCTTGACGTCTTCCACGGGCTGGACGTGCCGCCACTTTGGAAACCTCCATGTGTGGTTAAAAAATGCCGGGCCGTCAATATCGAAAAACGACCGAAATCCACGGTCCTGCCGTAACCATTGCCGCTGCTTGAATCGCACTACCGGACGATGAAATGCAGCAGCGTGCATCGTTTGATATCGCTCAGCAGAAATTTTGAACTGATCAACAGCCCCTCGCCAACTAGAGAAATTGGTCTCGGATGCGTCCAGTAGAAACAGGATAAGGGGCATGCCGATTGAGGTGGCTATGAACGTCAACAGCATCTTAGAGTGATCGAAAAACTCGGTATTCGGCACATTCGCCGTAAAGGGTACGATCTTCTCGCCAGCATAATCTGGGTACCACGAACTGCCGGCAAACATGTCCGGACCCTTGCGTCGCCTGGTACCCGTAACCGGATCAATCACCTCATCGTCATCAGGCGGTTCATAGTCAGCCGCAGTAAGCGGGATATCGTGGACGAATCCGATGTACGCTGACAATTGTGCGCGAACAAGCGTTGCAAATTGCAAGTCCGCATGCATTCCTGCCGTATTGAGAACCGCATGAAATGCCGTCACGCCTCGTGATTGGGAAAACCGCTTAGGGTTGTAAAGGTGGAAGAAGTTTTTCTCAAGCTGGCCAGTGACGTCATCCATGGACCAAGCCCGAACACCCTTTACGTCCCGCGAGAAACTATTGAGACGCCGTAAACCAAACCCGTCGTCTTCGTTTCTCGTTAGCCAGAACCGGATAACCTGATCTCGCTGATTCTGCTCGACGCCGTGGACGATGCTTCTCATGGAGGCAACCCGACTCATGGAACCATTTGGGCCACGAATCCGATGTGCTTCGAATGCTTGCAGTCGGCCATCGGTGATCGGGGAGACCCCCATGTCACCGTCAACCAGAATTCGGCGGGCGGTCAGATCCTCAAACGTCCGCCAGTTATGCAGACGCCGTAAATCGACACCTTGCTGATTGTCGTCATCCGTCCATGTTAGCCAGCGTTCCTTCAGCAGCCGATCAATCGAATCAACACCGGTTTCGGGCACATATGTGTAGCCGCCCTTGACCACATTATCGACGAACCTACTAATCCCCTGACTTACAGCGGGGTCCTCGTTTTCGATATGCCGGGCCATTTCCAGCATGTAGTAGTAGCGAGACTCGTCCCGAAAATGCCAATTCGCCCCGGCCCCTTGGCTAGGCATATCGTCCGGGCGGTCGAGCCACTTGCTCGGTTGGCTCGCGGCATATTGCGACCGCATGTCGGTCATGGAGCCCGTGATGTCGGAAACCGTTGGAAGCACCATCAACTCCACCTCGCGTTATCTTGGGTGAGCTGATGCTGGCGGAATCCGCCGCGTTTATTTGACCGAGAGAGCAGCCGCAAATACGTCTCGCGGAGCCGATTCAATTCGGCAGCGTTGACCTCGAGCGCGAATCGGATTTCTTCCGCTGAACTGCCGCCGTGGGATGCCAACGAAGGGCGCAATGCCAGTGCCTGAGAATAGGCGTCAATCATTGCTTTCAGCTTTACGAGATCGCCGGGAAACCAATCAGCGTTATCAATGAACGCCTGGTTAACTGTGGCAACCGAATCAATTAGCTGCTGATTTAAGGCCATTCATGTAGCCGAAGCCCCGCAATCTAAAAAGTCAATCGGAAGTGAAGAAAACTCAAATAAAACATTGAATCGAAGTAAACCCATTAACAGCAAGCATTTAGGCCACGTCAAGAATTAAATTCAGAAAAAAACGTTGTGCAAACCTGTCCATCGACCACCGGCCTGCCGGG